CAGCTTTCCGCTCTTCTTGTCCTGATGCTTGGTCTGCACAGCCTTGTGTGTGCTCTTGTCGCCGAGGCGGAACTGGTAGCGGCTCACGTCGCGGCGGTGAACGGTGACCGTGCCCAGGGCCTTGCCACTCGCGCTCTGTCCGGCCTGGCGCGGCAGGACCAACAACTTGCCATCCGCCACCTTGGCCGTGCAGTCGTATTGCTTGGCCAGGCGCGTGATGAAGTTGAAGTCGGATTCATTGAGCTGGTCGACCCGGGGCACCTTGGTGGTGACCGGGCAAAGCGGCGTCCAGCCATTACGCGCTGCCACATCACGTACGATCTGCTGCAGTGGCACACCTTCCCAACTGCCGCTGCGGGTGGTCTTGCCACTGCCGCGCATGTCGCTGGCCTTGCCACGGATCTCGATGGAGTCCGGCGGACCCGACACCACCACCTCGTCGACCGTATAGCGACCTAGGCGGGTCAAGGCCTGGCCGCTGTAGCCCATGTACACCTCGATGTTGGCCCCACGGCTGGGCAAGGCCACGGCGCCGTCGCGGTCATCGATGCGCAACTCAAACTCGTCGGACTCCATGCCGGGCTTGTCCGAAGTGCGCAAGGTCAACAGTCGGTCGTTGATCAGCGCCGTGATGTTCTTCCCGTCCGCAACGATTCGGAACTCAGGTTTCATTGTTCAAGCTCCAGAAATGGAAAACCCCGCACTCGGCGGGGTCTATAGGTAGCGCGGGCATCAATCCCAGAGCTGCACCGTGGCCTCGGCCTGGCTCTGCAGATCTGGCAGCACGATCAACACCCCGGCCCGGAACGGTTGGGGCTCGTCGGCTAGGCCCTGGTTGGCATCCAGCACCGCTTCGACACAGCCATTCAGGTGGCCGTAATACTGATGACAGAGGGTGTCGAGCAGATCCCCGCTAGACGTTCTGCAGGTCGTCGCCATAGCTCACAAACTCCAGTGAAAAGCCTTGTTTACGCGGGATACCGCCGGCCAGCAGATGGCTTTGTTCCTCCTCGAGGCTGATCAGGCACCAAGTGCCCAGCACCTCGCCATAGCCGGTGGTCAGGCTTAGCGGCTGCAGACGACGCCCGATGCTGCGCAATGTCTGCAGTTGACCGAGGCCGCCCTTGAACCCCGGGAAGATCGCACCCTTGAGGGTGATCTTGTCGTCGCCCTGGCCCACCGCCTGCTGCGCGATGCTGCGGGTCAGGCGCTCCTGAGCTGCCCAACGAAAGCCCGTCTGCCGCCGCAGCTCATCAAAGGCCGCCGTATCGAGGTTGAAGTAGAAGGCCTCGCCGGCAGCCCGAAACGGCTGAATGATCAGCAGGTGCGGGAACGGCTTCACCGCCTCGGCCGCCGGCGTGGTCTCAGCACCGAAGGCGCCGGTCGGGAAGATGTTGCCCAGGCTTGGGCTGATCTGCCCGCCGATGCGGTTGATGGCAGCGCTGGCCCTGGCCGCCTGCTCCTTGAGCGCGCCCATGCGTTCCTGGATCTGGCTCGCCGCCGTGACCGCCTGGCTGTACTTGGCCGCCACCTCACCGACCGCAGCCTGAGCGGCCGTGATGCCGCGCATGGACCGCTGCAGCTTGGCCCCCAGCTCAGGCCCCACAAACGGTATGTTCTCCAGCTCCGAGGCGGCGCCGGTGATGTCGCTGATTGCACCGTTTATGGGGCCCAGCATGCCGTCGGCACTTTGCCGCCCGGCCTCCCCCGCTGCCACCAGGGACTGGAACCCCGACTGCAGCTGCTCCATATAAGCCATGGTCCCTCCTTAAAGATGTGGTGCGTCGGACAGCTGACGGGCCGCCGCCTGGCGGTTGAACTCGTCGAACATCCGGCGCAGTTGCGGCTCAATCTCCCGCGCCAGTTGCGCAGGGTCTTTCACATCGCCATGCACCACGATGGGCATATGCGGTGCGAAGGTGAGTTGCTGCTCGACCTTGGGCGGTGCGGGCTTGGGTGGCTCCGGCGCCTTGATCATCGGCGGCGCTGCCGCAGTGGGCGACGCCAGGGCCATCGACCGCACCACCTGCCCCATCTCAGGATCGGTCTGGCCGGTCTTGAATGATTTGGCGATGTCGCCCAGGACGGGCGGGATGTCCTTGCCGGCGTTGGTCATCATCAGCGGCCCAGCAGCCGGCATCGACTTAAGCGCCTCATCGCCGCCGAACATTTTTTTGCTCAGCGCGCCGCCTGCAGCAGATCCGCCCCAGGCGCCCAGGGCGCCGCCGATCAGGCCGCCAATCACCGTGCCGATCACCGGCACCACCGAACCGATGGCAGCACCTGCTGCCGCCCCCGCTGCAGCACCGGCCAGGTTCCCCGCCGCCTCGCCATAGCCCTCGGCTTTTTCATCCCGGGTGGTGGCGTTCTGGTAGGTGTCCGCTATTTGGATGCCGGCACCCAGCACCGACAACACGGCGCCGCCCTTGAGCAACGGAGCAGCGCCCTTGGCCATCGAGCCGATGCCCTTGAACGCCGCGCTGCCAATCCCGGCCGACGCCGCACCTTTGACCGCGCCACCCACCCCGCCGCCGGTGATGACGCTCTTCAGCGCCTGGCCGATGCCGCTAATGCCACCGCGCAGGCCGCGACCACCCCGCCCAGTGCGGGCGCCCTTGCGGCCCTTCTTGTCCTTGCCGCCATCGGCGCCGTAATCACCGCCTCCCATGCCGGCAGCGTTGGTTACAAACACCCGCTGAATCACATTTGGGTTGCCCATCATTGAGCCCCGGGCCACGTTGAGCAGGCCCTTGCCGATCTTGAACGCGGCCACCACGTTTTTCAGCGCGATCAGCCCGGCGCCTAGGGCGGTCAGGCCCAGCACCAAGGGCGGCGCCTTCTCCGTGAGGCCGGTCAGCGACTTGGCCACCACAGTGATGCCCTGGGCTACGGAGTCCGTCACCGGCCGCAGGGCATCACCTACGGCGCGCATGCTGTCGTTCAGAGCCTGCGCGGTTTCGGCCCACATCTGCGACGACGACTCGCGTCGCTCGGCCAGGTTCTTGTCGAGAATGCCGGTGGCGTTCTTCGATTCGGCTTTCAGCTGCTCATACAGCGCCTTGTTCTGCGAGTACGCGGTCAAGGCTGCCTTGACCTGCATGTCAGCGAACAGATCGCCAGTCCGCAACGACTGCTCCAGCGCCTCGAGCATAGCCTTGGCCTTGGCCGGATCAGTCTCCTTGCTGATTTGGGCCTGGGCCTTCTCCAGCTTCGCAGCCTTGGCCGGGTCAGTCGCCTTGATGTACTTCATGGCCAGGGCGAAACTCGACTCCAGGGTCGACATGCCCCCCTGAATGCCGGTGTTGAGAGAAGCGTGGTAATCAATACCGGCGTCCTTATACGCCTTGACCACTTCCCCGGAACCAATCTTTTCCATCCAGTTTTTCAGGTTGTTGGCCGCCTCATCAGTGCCCCCGGCGGTCTTCATCTGCACCTGCAACATTGATCCCAGCTGACTCACCGCGTCCATGCCGTAAATCTTCATGTTGCCCATGCTGGCCAACAACTGGGGAAACCAGCGCGCCATGTCGGCCGCCTCAAAGCTGCCTGCCTGGCCCTGCAGGGCAATGGCCTCCAGGGCTTTCTCCATGATTTTGGGGTCAGTGATATTGGCGTTCTGCTGCAGCGCCTGGATCATGTTCGCGGTATCGACCCCGGTTGCGCCCTGCCCCACAGCGAACTTGGCCGCCACTGGCGCATAGGCCAGCGCCTTGTCCAGCTCCATGCCGGCACCGACCAACTGGTTCACCAGGTCAGCCACGTCATTGCGGCCCATCCCCGTGTCTTGCGAGGTCTGAATGATGGTGCGGGTCATCTGGGCTTCTTGCGGCTTGTTGGCCACGTCCGCCTTGATCGCGATGTCACGGATGATCGCCTGATAGTCAGCACTGATCTTGGTCGGAATCGCCACCGCACCGACACCGGCCACCGCCTGGCCGATCCCCGACTTGAGGCTGTCCTTACCCTGGCGGATTTGCTCATGCCCTTTGAGCTGCAGATCTGCACCTTTGGCGACTCGCCCGAGTGCCTGGTACTCCTGGCGCAGTTTGTGGACCTGCACCCCCTGTTTGCGCAGGCAATCCAGATTCCCCTCGAGCTTACGCAGCAGACCGGACGCCGAGGCGGAGCCGGTCTCGTAGGCCTTCTTCCATTCGTCACGCAGGCGCATGGTTTCGCCGATGGTGTTTTTCAGCACCTTGGCCCGGTTGCCTGTTTCTTCCAGCTTCTTGATCCGGTTTTCAACCGTCTTGAAGGCAGCGCCTACCGTCGAACTGACGGCACCGCCAATCACCAACCCTAATGCCAGTTTGCTCGCCATCTGTCGCCCCTATGCCCGATGTGATGGGCTCAGTCCGTGAGCCACCAGACCATGTCGCAAAAGCGCATGGTCATGATTTCCTCGGCGGAAAAGTGCAGCTCGCTGGCGAGCCGCTTTGCCGCCATCTTCATCACCGCCGGGTCAAAGTTCGTCGTCTTGCACCAGGCGAAAATAACCGGCCTGCAGGCGCTGGTAGTCCTTGAGGGTCATGCCCTCCAGGTCCTTGGCACCGACCTCGGCCAGGCTTGCAAACAGCAGCAGCTCGCGCTGCTCATCATCGCCGCCGGCAGCGGTATTGGCGGCGCGCACATCGCGCACGGTTGGGGCGCGCAAGGTGACCTTGTCGCAGGTGACGCTGTTCATTTGCACCGGTTTGGTGAGACTCACCACGACGCTCTCGGCGCTGAGGACCATCCAGGCCGGGGTCTTTTTGACTTGAGACATGAGGGGGTTTCCTTAAAGGCCCAGGGCCGAACGTTGGGCGGCGAGCTGGTCGACGCCGTTGATGACACGCTTCATACCCAGCGCATCGATTTCATAGATCAGGCGACCGTCGACCTCGAGCTTGTAGTAGGTCAAGGCCACGTTGTGCTTGATCTCGGCCTTGTCGCCGGCCTTCCAGTCGCCCATGTCGACCTCTTTGAGCAGGCCACGCAGGGTCACGATCACCGGGGTGACCTTGCCCTTTAGGCCCTTGAAGGCACCACGGAACACGCCATTGAACGAGGTGCCGTCAGCCAGGCCGAAGAACTTCAGCGACTCGCGGCGCACGCCGGTGGTGGTAAACCCGGCCTCTTGTTTTTCCATGCCCATGTCCAGCTCGACCGGCACGTCCATGCCGCCGGCGCGGTGCTCCTCGGTCTTGAGCGTGAGCTTGGGCAGGGTCAGGCTGGGCACGTCGCCTTGAAAGCTGACGCCATCGGCGAACAGGTTCATGTTCGCCAGGGTTTCGGGAATCATTGCCATTGCTGCGGCTCCTTAAGCGGCTTGGTCGAGGACTTCGGTCAACCACTGGTTGGTGACCTCGACCCGGAAATTGGGGTTTTCGGCCGGCGGCACATCGGTAAAACGGATGTTCCAGTACACCTTGCCCTGCTCCAGCTGGCTGGCCGTGTTGAGTTCGGTGTCGGCATACACCTCGAAATTGATGATCGCGCCCTGGTTCTTCAGGTCGCGCATGAACGCCTGCAGGCCCTCGGTGACGTCCTTGACGTAGGTCGCCGTGATCGAGCGGTCGACCGCCCACTTGTGGCCGAAGAGGATGGCGTCCATGACGATGTCCATGGTTCGCACCCGGGTGACAAACGCCCACTTTGGATCGCTCGCCAACGTGCGGTTGCCCCACAGGCGGAAGCCCGAGTCACGAATGATCGTGGTGATATTGGCGTTGTTGAGCAGGTTGGCCCGGCAGGTTTCGTCACCGTCCAGAAACTCAATGGCGCGTGTGGTACCGGTGACGCCGACGAACTCCTTGTTCGAAGGCGAGGCCCAGAACCCGTACTCGTTGTCGGACCAGGCAAACAAGCCCGCGACCCAGGCCGAGGCCGATGTGTCGAGGGTCGCGTTGGCCACGGTGTCCCAGTACTGAATCCCCGGGTCGACCATAAAGGCGCGCTTGGCGCCGAAGTTCTTGGCGTACTCCATCACCGCCTCGTCGGTGGTGTTGGGGCCGTCGAGGATGGCCAGGCCACGCAGCTTGTCCGCCAGGGCGACCAGGGCCATACCGACCGGCAGGGTCGAGCTGTGCTTGGGCGTCACCAGCAAGCGCGGCTGAGCGTTGAAGCGACTCTTGCCATCGAGCAGCGCCTGCAGGCCGGTACGCTTACCGCTGGCCAGCACGCCGCCGATGATGGCCGAGGTCTGCTGCGCCGCATCCGCCACCTTGGCCACGCCGCACGCCACGATCACCGCCTTGGCGCGCAGGTAAATGGCTTGGCAGGCCTTGGTGATGGCCGCGTCCGGACCCCAGGCCGCAATGGCTTCGCGCTCGTTGGTGATCAGCACCAGGTCGTTGGCCTTGGCCGTGAAGGCCGGGGCCTCGGTGAAGGTATCCACCAGGCCGATGATCGAGGACGTCGGCAACGCAATGATGCGCGCGCCGGTGTCCACATTCGTGACAGTAACGCCGTGAAAGAAACCGCTCATGGATAAGCTCCAGAAATGACAAAGCCCCGCATAAGCGAGGCTGAAGGGGTGTGCGTGTTACGGGTAGCAGGAAAGAAAAACGCCCCGACGATGCGGGGCGTTTATTGGGTTTGTTCGGCGATCCAGGGTGGTGCTGCAGGGCGCTGCTCAAGCACAGGGAAGTCTGGCGATTGCGGCCAGTCGCGCAGAGCCTGCATGTACAGCAGCAGCTCTTTGAACTGCTCAGCCGGAAGCGTGGTTTCGACCTCGATCTCCAGTTGGTCGCGGTGGCGGTCGCGCATACCCGTTGCCGTCATCAGTTCGCTGTCGCGCCATTCGCGCTCCTGGGCTTGCAGATCCGGAAGCTGTACAGGCGCGTCGATCAGATACGGCAAACCCCTATCGTCGTGAGCACGGGCCTTTCCAGACGCTGGATTACCTATGACCGACAAGTACAGGTCTTCGGATATCTCAACTGCATCCGCCGGCATTGAGCCGTGCAGGCCAGCTATGTATGTAGAGCCAGTAGACTTGCTGTAATAGCGCATACCCAAAACCTCCCCTCAGTACCCAATCGAAAACCAATAAACATCAAAATTTGTTGGTGAGTTAGTAGAAGAGCCACCGCCACGCCTATTGAATGTTGACTGTGTTCTAGACGTATCCCCAACAGTTTGCGATGTATCCCAGCCAGTCGGAGAAGCTACGATCGGCACTGCGTGATCGAAAAATTTGGAAGTTGTGAATGCGATAGGGAACAACACAGTAACTGGGCCGGCTGTTGCGTTTGTACCCCTGCCCCACTGAACAATCAGACCACCCAGCCACGAAGGAAAGGCGATGTAGCCATTGCTCGCCAGACCGATGGAAAAACCCCAACGAAGTTTCTTAGGTGTGACGATCAACGCGTCATCTGTGCCCGCAAGCATCTGCGCCTGAGTCGCAATTTTCGCCGTTCCTTGATTGGCCTCGGTGGCCTGAGCGGCCAATGGAGCAAGAGCTGCGACGTCGATATTCCCCTGATTGATGGGAGCGTTCCAAGCCTTGATGCACCACATCACCGCCAGGTTGCGCGGACGGGTTTCGTTCGCTGTGCGAGGTACACCGTTAACCCCGTCTGTTACTGGCCCGCCTGTCGCCGGAGAGAGAATGGTGCCGCTACCCGCAACTTGCGCCCAACCGCCGGAGCCGATGGTTAAAAAGCCTGTCATACCCGCTGGAGGGCTTTGGAGGTGGCCCTGGAACGCGTCCACCTGATTTGTACTCAACGCTCGCCCAGCATCAACACCGCGCCCATGGTCCCAGCCGCGCAGGAACTCACCCCTAGAGTCCGGCAATCGGAAGTTGCCCGCGCCCTCATCGCCCTTGTTGAACGTGGTGCCGAGGTAAGTAGCGAGATCAGGGTAGGCAGCAATAATCTTCACACTGCCATCAATCTCAAGGAACCCAGGCGGCACACTGGCCTTGGGAAATGCCACCATAGAGCCGACAGGCAGCGACGACGCCTGCGCTACGATGGATTCGATCTCAGGCTTGGTATAGGTGTCGGTGATGCCATGACCGGCCAGGGTGCTCGGGTTGGTGCCGGCGATCACCCGGCCGTACTTGTCGACGGTGACATTGGCATATGAGCCTGCG